CATCGATCATCGAGCCGGCGACCAGCGACCAGCGACCAGCGACCAGCCGAGCCGGCGACCGATCCGACCGCCGCCGGCCACGCGCCGCAGCTGCTGGACCTCGAACCTCGAACCTCGAACCTCGAACCTCGAACCTCGAACCTCGAACCACAGGCAAACAACAAACAAACACGAACACCGGCCCCATACGTTGCAAGCAATGAGCAAGGGGCGGCGTGGAACGGATTAACTGAAATGAACAAGGCCTCGAAAGCGCACATGAACACCAGAAATAGGGGATACCAACCCACCCGAGGGTAGCGAGTCGGGCACTCAGCGGGCTTTAAAATGGACCTGTTTTTGGCATTTTTGCCCAAATCGACCCACATACAGAAATATGGACCCATAGCAGACTTCCGCCGAATATGACGAACAACCGAGAAAAAACCACCTAGCCGGCATTGCGCCGCCGGCGGCAACACCTCGACCTCGAGAGACTCGACGGCAGCGCCGGCGCCGACGAGCCAACCCACCAGGGCAACGACTTGCACCTTGCCAGCCGGTTATCGATAAGCGCAAAAAAAACCCCCGGCGAACCGGGGGCAGAGTTGAAAAGAAACCAAGGTCAGAATGTGTCGCAATGCCAGGACTGGGCAAACGTGCAAAAATGCCAGGACTCACTCCCGTCGTTTGCTAGAGCCTGAACAAATGGTGCCAGTTCCCCCGCCACTTGACGCTTCCGCATGATGGTCCGCACCTTGCGCTTCGCTTGAGTCAAATCAAACGCGCCGAAAATTTGTTCAGTTCCGTTTTCAATCCAGTACGTTTTCCCCGCCATCATCTCGGCTCCCTGGTTATAACCAACGTAACGTCACGTTTGTCATTCCACATTTTCAATTCGCGTGACGTAACAACATCCCCCACTTCCGGAACCAGGGAATTAGTAACGCGCTTGATGGTATACGAACCGTCAATCGGATCGAACGTTGCTTCGATTTTAATAGGCTTGATTTGCATCAGTATTCCCCCCGGCCAGCTGAACGCGCCCACGCATTATCGGCCTTGATGATGGACTCGAGCCTTTCGACTTCCCGCATTTTCTTGGCGTTCTTTCGACACGTAGGACAAAGCGCCCGATGGCCCTGAGGATCAGTACGACCACAAGGCACGAACACTTTCCGGTAATCGTGGAAGTGCCGCTCACTAAAATACCCACGCTTTACGAAAAAGCTTACTTTGTTTTCACAAGACATAATTCAACCCTCCTTCAGAAGATTTTTAAATAATCGCGCTTAATTTAAACGACTCACATCCTATCGGATTAATCCCGGAAACGCACCCAAAAAAATGCCGACTCCGAATCAACGGAGCCGGCGAGTTTAGGGAGAGATCAATCAGGCAGCTTCTAGAATTTTTACCGCCTCGGTAAGAGCCTTCTTTTTAGTCCGACCGCCCGTGCCTTCCCCGAGAAGATTGCTGGCAACGTTAGCGTCCACGCCTCGGTTTTTGGTAGGCGCATGGTCAGCCTGCCACGTTAAAGTATTAAACGCGCCCCACAACGTGCCACGAGTCGATGGGAGATCATGGCCGGGATTGATATCGACCACGGGAGCCGTGACAACGTCGGCAGGAAGAGCCGCCGCCTGGAGACGATCCGCCACATACGACTCAACGTCGCCAATGTCCGAGGCACCCACGGGAACGAACTCTTTGCCCTTGTGAAAAGCGACAGCCCGACGAACCCCAACGGATGGGAGCAAGACGCCGGAGTCTAACTCTTTTTCCTTGCCGCCAAGCACAGCGCGGAAGTATTCCAACGCCTCGATATCAGAAAGCGCCTTTTCGGCCATCCGTTGGGCAATATCAGCAAATTCCCCAAACGACTCGGCATTTAACCCAATAGCCGTGGAAATCACATCAAGATCAAAGTCGACCCGGTGGTCATGGGTAATTATTCCGCCGCCTTCGCTCAACGCCGCCTGGACTGTGTTTTCGCAGACGACCCTAGTATCACAACTCACGAACTTATTGCTTTCGATTCCCTTGTGGCTAATGGTGCAAAGCAGGAAATTTTTTACCCTATCATTACCCGGCAGAGTAAACGACAGCGACTCGGGCGCTTCTAACAAGAGAAACACCTTGCTACCACCAAACAAAGCGCCCGCCGTTGCAATTTGGAATCCATACTCGACTTCTATCCTATTGCCGAGCGCCAACAGGGACTCACTCTGGACCGCTTGCCAATACCCGGCAACATAAGGGCCAAAAACCGTATGAGGCTCTTCCACCATTGCAATGTGGTAGCTGTCCTCGATGGCTTCCCCATTAGGCCGATGATTAGCGAACAACGCCACCCTGTAATCTAACCGGGCCGCTTGCATTATTTCAGCGGGAGACGCCCCCGGCTGAAATGTTTGCGGGTTCGTTTCGCCGGCATGCCAAGGCACCGGGTCACCTTCTCTATAGGCCATTGCAAATTGGCCGTTTTCAGTTTGCATAATTTCATGCGACATTTTCGACTCCGTTTGGCAACGTGACAAATGCCACGTTTTCCGCCAAGGGCAAATTTACGGGAATAGTCCTGGAAGTGCAACCCCTTATTTTACACTAGGAAGAAACCGCCCAAGATCACCCCCAATATGATGCCTTAATATTGTACCGACAGGAAGAGACGACGCAAAACGACGCACTACCCGGCCATCCGACTCAATTGCTGGCTTACGCTGGCTTAAAACGTCCCAAGTTTTACGCACCCAATGGAACGCCGCATAACAACCGCCGGCCTTGCTCGAATCGCTTGCCGCCTTTTTGCCGCTCCCGTGAGCAGTAAATACAATGAAATAATGCCGATCATAGCGGGCGCATAACGGCTTACCATTTCCACAACCTACGCAACCGATTCCCGTCAACTCATCCGGACACCTGACTCCCTTCACACCTTTTTGACTCAGTACCTTTTGACTTTTTTTATCTTTCCAATACTCGGAGGGCACAACGGCAACGCTTGCTACACCGGCAGCGGTCGCATCCGCCGCCTCCTCAAGGGAGTCGCAACTGCGGTTAAACACCGTCAGCCCCGGCCCGTTCTTTTCGCGCCAATCCGAGAAATGCGAAAAAAGAAAGGCCGAACCCCCCGGCGGCACGGCTCGACGCACCGCCCGCTCATAACGCCGATCAATTTTTACAGTCCCCGTTTGCACGGGCTTTAACGCGCAGCTGTCGGGACACGTTCCAAAAACGTCACCGCTCGCCGCACGATAGGTGACCGCGATGCCCTCAGTTTTTTTCGCGTGGCTTTTCGCAATACAATTTAGCATTGGCTTACCCCATTTTTTAAGATACGGGATTTTACCCGTAAGCAATAACAAGAGTCTAGAAAAAAATAAACCCCGGCAACCCGAGGCTTATTTCACGATAAAACGACGCTTTTTTAAATAGCTATTTAGTCCACATCATACCCTCCGAGTTAAATCACGACAAAAAGAGTTTACACCAGCTTTTGTTGCAGCCAGCGAAAAAACTTTAGCAGAAATTCAAATAGCATTACTCGACCCCTTCCAGGTTGCAGGGATAACGGCGCAACCTACCGTGCCATCATAATTTTGCGCGTGTACACTATCGTTGATGGCTACAAGGCCGCCGTTAATTTTTTTATGCACCTTGTAAAAGGAGCCACCGAAATTTTTCCAATGATCAACGGTTCGTAACGCCTCAATTGCTGAAGTTGCCGTTACGGTTTTTTTTCGGGTTATCGATGGCTGATTGTTCAAGTAATATTCTTCTACCTCATAATTTATCATGGAATGACCACCTCAAAAGTACCATCTTTCAATTCGGTTATGTCGCCAGGACACATGAATCCAAAATCAAAGCCCACGGCCCAAAGCTCTTTGGCATCTTCTTCCGCGAGTTTAGCGGCTACTTTGGCATCCGCTTCCTTGGCGAAAGTGTACCAAGAAACTTTACAGCCGCACTCTTCTGTTAGGCGCGTTGGGTAATCCGATTCTCTATTCACGGGGATCACCGATAACGGCCAAAAGTTCTGGACGAATTTGTCTAGTCTTTAGATGATCAGAGAAACAGTCTTTTCCACGCGCTTTTTCAATGGCTAAACCAGCATTAGGAAGCCAATAATTTTCAGTACGCTCCCTCATCAGAGGGAAGTGTTCTGATCTTAACAACGCTCTCGCGCCCTCGACCAAATCTTCCAGAGCTTTTAAAAGTTCTGGTGCGGCACTGATAAGGGCCGCATTTGCCTCGACTTCCAAATCATGGCCGGGTTTAATCTTATCTTTTTTAACCATTTTTCGACTCCTAAAAAAGTTAAGGGCTTTTCACCCATTCGGAAGTTTCTATCGCCAACTTCTAAGCAACGGCCCCATTTCACTTTGAATATGCAAGGCTGTTTTGTAGCTCCACCTTATGAGATAAACCCTATACACCTATTCAGGACAAGTCAACGCCCAAAATTTCGACCAGTCATAAGGCTCCTTAAAAAGAGCCACAGCCTCCACGGAATTAAAAGAATCCATGCAAAGATCAACAGCAGCCCCACCCCTAAAAACATGGATGACCAGACGACTATCCCTGCACACCACAAAAACGTTCGCATTGGAGTGCCGAGAGAGCCACGCAACCTGATGGGGAGATATATCGATACTGAATTTTTTCCTCCCCTTGACAATCTTTAGCTCCAAAAAACTGAAGTTTCCATGCTCACTACAGCAAAGCACGTCAGGAACCCCTGGGAGCGCCCAACTCTCAAGCCTTGTCGTCTCTATTCGCCTCCTCGTCGTCGTCAGCCCGTCCTTCAGTAATCGCCAAAGGCCCGCCTCCCTCTGGTGTAGCTGCTTCCTCGTTATCTTGTTTGGAGACCTCTGGCGTGATGTCGATAATTTTGTCAAAACTTTGTCTAATTTTGTCAAGCTCCGCCTCCACCTGTTCCCGGCTCATTTGGTCAATTGTCCCGTGCAAAACTTCACTGCGATTGACGTATAAATTCGCGGCCTGTCCACGTAGCCGCTCCGCCATCACCGCCGCCGAATACGCACCTGCTTCTAAGCTGGCCTGTCTAAGATCCGCCAAGACTTTAATGTGACGTTTAAAGGTGACGTTGTATTGCTCATCCAGTTCATCCCGATACGTTTGGATTGCAGCAACGACATGGGGACAACGAACGGGGTTCATAAGTTCAAAAGCTCTCGTATGGGCCGATGAAGGTGGATAGCCAGCCCTGATAGCGGCCTCTCGATTTGTGACCAAACCGTCATTGGCAACCAGTTCTTTGACGAATCTCTCTTGTCGCCTCGTTAACTTCTTACCTACTTTGTTACGCGCAACCATGAAATTCCCCTTTAGTTTCAACGCGGTCCCGCCTAGAGCCAAAAAGGTAGCACAAACTCGGCGAAAAGGTTAACGACCTTTTAGTTCAACCTAGTTATTTAAGGTATTCTCCCATAAAAAACAAACTAAACATAACTAAAAAAGGTAGCATGAGTAATATCCGGGGGTTCTTGGCGAGGGACTTTTTGGCAGTGAATTTACTATATATATAAGGCACTTACACTAAAGGTAGCACAAGATCACCGGTCCCGTCTAAAAACTGGGACTTTTATTTTTTTCTAATTAGTAAAATCAATAGTATAGGGGGACCTTTTTTACTGCTTTGTGGTGCAAAAGATGTGAGCGCCGATTTGCGTCTCACAAACCACCTGAGAACGCCATATTGGATAGACATAGTCGGCGTGGTAATGCGTGGCAGACGTTAGTCCTTCGATCTCCAGGTCGCTATCTAGAATGAGCCGTGCAAGGATCATTGACTCCTCTCCCGCCTTCTCCAGGCGTCCATCACACCAAAATGAAAATTGGCACACATTAAGGGCGAGTCTTCCTGTAAGGAAATGACCTTGGCGCACTACCTCGCAAATTGTGTCAGGCCAGCGTGGGTCCTTCTGCCTGTTTTTGATGACAACTCCAACTGCGAGTTTTCCTAGCAGTGGTTGATTACCAGCTTCGTGTTCGATGGCTTCGGCCATGCATTGCACAGGCGTATCGGCCCAGGCGCTTCCTACACCCTGGACCGTGATCAGTGCTGCGCCAACAATTACCCCTGCTACTCGTCCCACTCTGCCTTATCCTCCAGCCACTGTTGGTAGAGACTCCCTTCTCTCTGTCTATAGCGGCGAGCCGCCGCCTCCATTGCCCGGAAGCTCCCCTTACCTTTTTTGGGCGGCACTCGTTTCGGTTGATAGAGCTTACCCCGGAGGGCGGCGGCGTGTGGATTCTTAATTTTTCTCATCGCGGCTCTCCTTGATCTTTGCCAGCCAAATGGCCTTGAACCCTGGGTCATTGGCCCTGGCCGCTGCTTCGAGGAACTTCGCCTCACGGCGGTTCTGCTTGATGCGCTCGACCAGGGCGACCGCCTCGCTGTCGTCGGGGAGTCGTTTCATTCTGGCTCATCCTCACCGTGAAGCGGACACGCTGGGTCAGGGATGGGGCTAAAATCTAGCTCCACACATGAACAGTCGCCGTCCACCAGTCGCTCAATCGGGATTGGGCCATTAAACGTAATTATGTCTCGCCCATTCATGCTCCAGGCCGTCATTTTGAAGGTCATCGTCTGGGTCCTTTCTTGGGATGGCGGCGCGTGAAGATGTAGTCGAAGCCGTCCATGTTTCGCCGCTGCGTGAGAAGGCCCAGGTTGATGGGGTAGTGGGCGTAATCCCAAGCTACGCGGCCCAGTTCCCAGACATCTCTATTGGTTTCGGCCTTCTCACCAAGATGGCCGGTGAAATAGATGAACGACTCGCCGCCTTTGAGGGCGGCGGCGTCTCTTCGGAATTCGTCAGCGGTCATCATTTTGACTTCCCTCCGTGTTGCTGGAGGATACGTTTGGAAACGTCAACCACAGACGCCTCAAACAGGCTCTCATTCTCCAAGACCCGCTTTGCGTTGGCGACTTCCCGTGCTATAGCCGCCTCAATGGCGACCTTCCCGGCGAGGTAATCAAACTGTGTCATGGTCGGCCTCCTTCATTTTGACGTTGCCGTCCGCATCGAAGCAAGCCATCCAGTCGGTCATAATCTCGACGGACCCCCAGGCATTGCCCTGGGCCTCGTTATAAAAGAAGCGTACCCAATCCCGCATGACGGCGGCATTGTCGTCGTCGGCGTGGGCGAAGGCTCCCCGCAAGTCATTCGTGATGACGGCGGTTAAAAAATTGCCGGGGTAAAACCCGTGTTCCAGGTAGTGCTGGACACTGGTTCTCATGCGGTCGGAACCCGGCACCTTCGTATAGTCGGGAGGGAATACCCGTGCGCGAGGCTCTCCTGCGTCTGGCACGATGGCCTCTTCCGGTAAGGTACACGGGGCCTGACTTGGCAACAAAAGTTCTCTGTCAATCATCGTTCTTGGTCTCCTTTTGGTTGGAATTAGCGGGGACGTTCAAGAGGGGCACGAACAGTTGAGCCAACTGGTAGACCTGATAAAAACTCACTGTGTGTCCCATGATTTCTTCCACGTCACCTACGAGGTGATCAAATGTGTCGGGGGTCATTTCTCTTCTCCCGCTACCCACTCTTCCAATTGGTCGTCCCAGCACTCACCACGGTGGACGGCTTCGATGGCCTTGCGGAAAAGCAGGTTGGCGCGGCGATAGCCTCTGGCATAGTCTGAGGTATCGCCCGTGAAGCTTCTTACGCAACTGCGTAAGAAATCTACCAGCTTCGTTTTGTCTTTAAGTTCCATCATCTTTCCTCACTCTTATAGTGTATGCCAATTGTCCCATAGCCCAAAATACAAGTCAAGCTCTAATAACCCCGTGTTTTCAAGGGGTTACAGAGCTAGAATCGTGGGTAGGGTTCCGCGTGGGAGAGGTCGTTATAATCTGTGGTGTCTTTGCAGCGGCGGCAGACGCGATTGCCAGCATGACTGGACGGGAAATCCCGGAGACACAAAAGACAACGTCGAAGCTTGGTCGCTTCCAGCGACTGTGGCTTGCTGTGCGGTGGTTCTTGAGGCTTGAACATATGATGAACGAATCGGGCTAGTACGAATCAGGAACACGGCGTTCTTTCTCTAGTTCATCATACGCCTTTTCGGTTCTGGAGACACGCTCCTTGGCCTCTCTCTGCCTCTGTCGTAAGGTGAGGATGTCGTTCATTTCACCGAGGGGGTACATAAGGAGAACGTAAACTCGGAAATAGGTCCCATGCGATTTAATGTCCATATCCTCGACGCGGTATCCGGAGACGTTGACATCTCTTAGGACATTTTTTGTAACGTGTTCTGAGTCCATGAGAGCCATAGGTGCGATTTCGCGTCCCGTTTCAGACACATACTGTTTTACCTGGGATGACAACAGCCCCTCAACCCGGTCTGCGAGCATACGCTTGGCGTTCAAGATGGCCTTGTCTACGGCAAGCTGGAGGTGAGGCGATGTGGCGACACCAGCCGACAGGATGGCATAGTCGCTTTTTGGCACATCCTTGTACCACTTGGGGAGGTCGTCAATGGTGTCCTGGATCATGGCCTGTTGGGCGTTGTGCTTGGCTTGTTGCTTCTGCATGAACGATTCGGGAGAGCCAGGGGCCGGGGACGAACAACCGGCGAGTAAAAAGCTAACGAGTAAGTAGGCCGCGATGGCTAGGGCTATATTCATTGGGTCCTCCTGATGAGTTTGTATGTGTGACGGGTATAACGTCGTTGGTCGTTGGGAATTTCCAGAACCTTCAAGGCGAGGGTCTCTGGGTCGTAAGTGTCTGATAAGAATAGCTTTTGCGGCGTAGCGAGAACGTGCAGGATTTCGTAGGAAGTAGGGGATGTAATGTTGGGTGCATACGCCGCGAGGATTTTGTAACCCTTCGTAGCTGGGACCGTGGTCCGTGATGCGATATAAAAGTTTGTATCGTATTGGTTAGGGAAGACTTTATGAATGTCGTGATTGGCGTCTTCCATCAACAAATTAACGTACATGGGTTGGCTTGGGTCCAGGCTGATGGTGATGGGGTCTCCCTCCCGGAAGATGTCGGAGGAGAGCTTGATCTGGATGTCGAAGCCGGGGTCCGGGGCCTCTGGGCGCAGGGAAATTTGCGCTTCCAGGACGACGCGGCACGTGCGGTGCCCTTCCAGCGTTTCACCGGCTCGCACGGTCTTGTTGCGGATACGGCTGATGAGTCCGTTGACCGTGGTCCAGGTGATATTCTGCATGGGGCAATTAACGCCGTCATTGGTCTCCTCACAGGCTACAAGAGACTGTGCGCCCATGTATTCGCCGCCGAATTGCCGCAGCGCGTCCAGCTTGGCGCGGGATTCGGCTCGCGAACAGGCTTCTCTTTCGGTGATGTCCTGGTGGATGACGTAAGTTCCCTTTCCATAGAGCCACTGCTGGATGATGAGATTGGGAGGGACGGCGGCAGGGCTGTTGAGGTCGTACAATAGACGGAGTAGCCCAAGGCTGACGCTTATATATTCCACGGCTTGCCATAAAATTGCGTCACGGGAGGTTCTGGGTGATTTCGGTCAAAAAGATACCAGCAACAGTTGTCCTTTCCCGTGTGGGGGGAATCGGGACCCATCCATTTAACTCTGGCGACGGAGACGATCTTGAGACACCGCTCCAGATAGG